TAGCGCCTAGCTGTGACTGCAACTCATCATAAGACTGAAATTCAGATGCTTTGATAGCATTAATTTCAGAAATATTAATTTCTTTCAATAATTTTTTATACTGATTATTTTGAGAAATTTGTCGATTCGTTGATGAAATATTTTTAATTTCAGCCATAAGAGAACTTAATTCTTCCTCATCGTCATCCGACAGTTTCGGTACTTTTACAAGTTCTCGTGGGGTAGTATCGGTCAAACGGTTATTTTCCAACCATTTTTCAATAGTCGAAATGCGACCTTCAAGCGTTGCAAATTCTTGCTCGACTTCTCTAGAAGCATCTTTGAACACATCAAAAAGTTTTACATACTTTTCTAGCCCTAACAAGTCTATAAGAAACTTCTTACGATTAGCATCAGTAGCAGTTAAAAAATTCAAACTTGCGTTTGTATTTTGGTAAACTACCTGAGAGAATGTTTTGAAATCAATTCCAAGAACTTCTTGTATGCTTTTATAAGTATTGGTGGCCGTATGACTGCCAATATCTTCTTCGTTCTTTAGAAACTTTACTTTAAGCGAAGACTTACGCTGAAGGTCTATTTCGTACTCATCTCCACCCTTCGAAAATGAAAGGTAGATTGAGTATCCATTATTTAATTCTCTGTTTGGAATATCGGCTTTCTTTATTCCTTTCGAGTTTTTATTAAATAACACTTCTTCCAGTATAAGAGGAATAGAAGATTTACCAACACCATTACTGCCCAAAATTTGGGTAAGTTTGCTGTCAGAAAGATCAAGCTCATTGCCCTCTCCATAAGAGAAGCAATTACTCCATTTCAAAGTTTTTAGCGTAATCATTAAATATTCCTAATATGTCTGGTATTTTTTCATCATGTATCTCTAGTACATACATTAGATACTCTACTAACTCTTCTCCGATTGTAAGCTCTTTGTCTAGTACAAGAGTAGCTTCAGAACTTCTTCTTACAACCTTCTTATCAAGGAGATCAGTAGAGGTTACTTTTGCAAGGTCACCAAGGTCTCCCTCTAACTCATATATAACGTGGTCATATAAACCATTTATCATATCAGCAGGGTCGGTTACTGTCTTCCGTAGTAGTTGTGGAAGCTCTAACTCATTCCAAACCCACTCCCAATATTCTGTATCTATAGTAATTACTCCCGTCGCTACTTTAGAACGATGGAAACTAGTTGTCATAGGACTACCAGGGTACACTATATTTTGTTGACAGTTTGAGTGAGAATGCAAATCCCCAGCAAAAACTATTGGAAATCGTTTAAATCTATCTAAATCAACCTCTGGAGTAACGTGAGGAGGTATTTCTCCGCGTACATGAGTAAACACGGGTAGAGACTTATTTAGCATTTCTATAGAGCTTTTCTTGTGTAAATCACAATAAGGCAAAATACTAAAGCCTCTCTCGTCCTCAAAAGCTTCATCTATTACATAGACCAAGGGGTTGAGTGAGTTAGTAACTTCTTTTAAAGCTGTGAAAAAAGTTTTATTCTTTTTCGTAGCTTCATGATTACCATCATAGATAATCGTTTCTATACTACACTTTTTTACAAAAGTAAAGTATAATTCTAATTCTTCGATTGTTGGTACTCTGTCGAATAGGTCGCCGCCAATAATATGCAAATCAGCATCGTCTTCCAAGATATGAATCTGATGAAAGAATGAATCATAGCGAGCACGTGCCCAGTTCAGGGGCACGTTTTTTTGACCTAATTTAATATGCCAATCGGCAGAGAATAGAATCTTCATTAGGCAACGTCAAACTCGTCTTCAATACTTTCATCGGTGTTTAAATCTGCACCTGCACCAGCCGTCATAATTCTTTCCAATAACTCTTTCTGAGCATCGGGAGTAGGACGAGCTAGAAGTTCATCAATAGGAGTAGCGCTAGCCACAACATCTTTTTCTTCGTCTGTCAGAGCGCGAATAGCTTTCTGACACTTTAAAGTTTGAAGAGTATACTCAACATTGTATACGTTAGGACCGGTCTTAACACGCTTGAAGTGGATGTCCCAACCTGCTTCCAGGTCAGTAGGGTCGCCCAAATCTTCAGCAGCTACAAGAATCTGATCCATCAATTTTTTCTTTAGGTTAAATACTTTAGCTTTACCGTCAGAGGGGTCTATACACTGTACAGAATAAGACCAGCCACATTTCAAATCGGGAAAGTATTCACGAACCCAATCTTTTTCTTGGTTTACAAAAGCTTCTTTCTCTCGGTCAAAAGACAAACACTCCATAGGAATGTTTTTATCATTCTCACCTCTTACCCAATAGATATATCGAGGTAGAAGATCTCCGAAAAGACGAACACAGTTGTCTCCATTCTTATAAGTGTACTGCTCTAAAGAGCTTTTCTTAGCTCCCCCAGCGGATGAAGTAAATTTAATACCCATAGTTTTTCCTTTTAATGCGTGACTTCTTCCCAGCAGAAGAAAACTTCATCTTCTACACGAGAGAGTAGTCTGTTGTTGTCAATAATTACAGTAGAAACAGGCGATATAAGCATGTTTAAACTGCGTTTTCCTGTGGCTTCATATTCAGCATAGCTGCGAAAACTAGCGAGTGCCACATACTGTGCTAGCTCCGTGTCACCGAACTTGCTTCGGTTTGATAATATTTTTTCTGGGTGCAATAGAAAGCTATCGCCAGTCCAGTCTTTCTGAATCAAACGATAGATAGGATCCCGCACATTTTTAGGCAGGGTGGGGTAGGTTATATTTGCGATTAATGTAATTATAGCCGAAGAATTACCTTTCGTAGCTAAATACATTTTTGCCCAATTATAAAAAATCACTACTATTTCTCGAAGTCAGACCGTATATTATACAGGAAACATCTTCTTTTGTCAAGAATTATTTTTCTCAGATATCCTTTTAATAAAATAACTTTTACTAAATTCGTCAGAAAAGTTTACGCAGTACGTAAAATTTTTAGCCCCGGTTTGGAAATAGTCTTTAACTCTATACAAAGCTTTCAACTTATCCGGATGGGAGGAACGAATCATTTGCCATGCATTGCGATAATCTCTATCCCAGATAAAAGTTTCAGTTGTTTCCAGCCAAACAGAAACTCTCTTATTATCATAAAACTTGTCAGCTAAGCTAAAAGCAGCATTAACTCTAGAAAACCTTAATTTATGGGTATTACCATACGGCTCTTTATTAGTAAACTTATAATTTTTAGATAGCCAAGTATCTCCATCAAAAACCCAAATTATAGAGTACCCCATTTTAAGCCATGCATCAGTTCTTTCTACCATGTCATCGTAGGACATCTTAGAGTGTTGTATTTCTATAACCCTTTTTATATTCTCCTTGAGACAATCAGCTCTTCTAATGGTATTATTGTGATCTCTTCTTCCAACCTCTAATTGAAACCCTTTATTTTGAAACTCTTCTTGCCACTGCATATGCCAGGCTGTCATTCCCTCCTTTTTCTCTAAATTTTTTCCGTTGCTGTTTTTTACTCTCCAATGAGGTATGATTAATGATCCCACAACAGAGAGATAGTCTATACCGAAATCATCTCTTGCGTATTGTTGTTTCTTTGTAGGATATAATTCATTTCCCTCATTATATATAAGTAAAGCCATATTATATCTCCTTAAAGGACACATCATATTGTTGTTGTAAGTAATGTCCAAGACGTAATTTTGCTTGCTTCTCTGCGGTTTTTCCTTTTAAATTTATATCTACGATAACAGGGTCTATCTTTCCAGGATGCTCCCTTATCACTCTTCCCACCAACTGTGTTAGTAGAGGAGTATTGTTTACAGGAGTAGCGAGTATTAGACAACTTAAAGGATTTACACTAATACCCTCTGAAAATATACTTTGAGTTCCTAGGAGAATATCTACTTTTCCTGCCTGTACTCTTTCTATCTTTTTTTCTCGCTCCTCTAAAGGTACTTCTCCTGTTATAAGTTCGCAGTAGTCTCCTAAAGTTTCTTTTACTCTTTTGAGAAAATATACTCTGTCGGAGAGAAGTAATACTTTGTGCCCTTTCTTTCTATAAGCGGCGGCGAGAAAACAAATAAGTTTACCGTATTCTTCCTGAGCTACCAAATCGTTTATTCTATTAGCCCAAGGTATCTTAGCACCATCCATAAAACGTATTTTAGTTTGAATTACCTCTACGGAGGGTTGCATGTAATTTTCTTTGGGCGGAGTAAATCTTTTGTGCCCAAAGTAGTCAGGCATCATTACATGCCTACCATCTTTTCTTTCTACCGTGCCAGATAAGCCTATCTTATATCGAGCATAGCTAGAGTCTACCAGTCGATTAAAGGTGTTTGCCGGTATATGATGGCACTCATCTACAATTAGCGTTCCGAAAGTTTTAGTAATCTGTTCTTTGATTTTATACAAAGTCTGCACATTACCGACAACAATTGGAGCACTAATATTGTATTTTCCTGATCCTATAACTCCAGGCTCTATGCCAAAGACTTTTCTTATCTCTTTCTCCCACTGAGTTCTTAATGCAACAGTGTGAGTAATAATTAGAGTCTTTTGCTTTAGCTTTCCAGCGATTGCGAGTGCGGTAAAAGTCTTCCCCCAAGATACAAAAGCATTGATAACAGCATTGTCGTTAAGCTGGTCATAGACTTCTTGTTGACTTTCTCTGAGGTCAAACCTAAACTCAGGGAAGTCTACAGGAACTTCTATTCTTTTATCTTTGATTTCATATCCTGGGGGAATAAGATCGGTTCTTCCAACAGGTATAGAGATAAGATTACTATTCAACCTTCTCAAATTTTTTACATACTGAGGAGGAGCATCTCTTCTATAGCTCTCTATTTTATATGTAAGTGCCTTATCAATATCCGCAAGAGCGGAAGGCTCTATATCCATATAAATTCTATTGGAAATAACCGCTTTCAAGTTTTAGTCCACATCTCGTCTTTTAAATTTCTTTCTTGTCTTTCTTTTCTTATAGTAACTTGGAAATTTTCGACATCAACTAGTCTTCGCTGTAGCATCTCTACCCTGCTTACCAG